ATAGCACTGATTTCTTTACTGGCCATCTCTTTGACCTTCCCTGCGAGTATATCAGTTGGATTAGGCATTGAACTAGCTACCTTGCGGTGCGCCATAAATTTAACTGCTAGTCCTTCTCCAACTGCACCACTAACTAAGTCTGTAGTAGTAGTGTCATCAAGATCGTCTTCAATTAACTCTGAAACAAACGACCATGAACGAGGTGTTGCAAACGAACGACTTGGACTTTTTGGATCAAAGTCATACAAGTCTTTCTTTGCAAATGTCAAGTAACCAACAACATCGTTGTGGAGCTTGTTCTGTACAGCCCACTGGAACCAATCATCCCAACCAACTGTAAGTTCTAAGTGGATAAAGCGATTAGCTAACGGAGCAGGCATTCTGTATGTAACGCCCTTGTCAGCATCTCTATTACCAGCGGCAATAAGTAAAACATTGTCTGGAAGTTTATACTGTCCAATACGTCTGTTAAGAATAAGCTGATAAGCAGCCGCTTGTACACTTGGTGCCGCTGAGTTCATTTCGTCTAAGAACACAACAACCCAATCGTACTGTGCTGCAAATTCTTCACTCGGTAGTTCTGCAGGAGGCGCCCAAACCATTGTACCTGCGTTACTATCAAAATACGGAATACCTTTAATGTCTGTAGGTTCCCAAAGTGATAGTCGAATATCAATTAAATGACTGTTACCTAAGTCATTTGTAATCTGTCCAACAATATCGGATTTACCAATACCTGGAGGACCCCATAAGAAGATCGGACGCTTCTTTTTCAATGCATGCTTGATGCCTTTCTTTGCTGCGTTTGGTGTTACAGTACGTAGTGAAGTTACAGTTTCCATTTTAAATGCCCTTTAGTTTGTTTACGAACTAAGTTATCAGTGCTAATTTCTAACTCTATACATATATTATAGCATCTATACAGCGTTTGTCAACCATTAAATGCAGATTTTTGAAAAAAGATTGGATTATTGAATGAATTTTAGATTGAAACTAACACTTATTCTTTCGTGATCTGTGTTGTTAGTTCTAGTTCCGTGATTGAGCATACTTGGCCACAGTGCCATTAATCCTTCTTTTGAAGGTAACTCTTGTTCGGCCGGAATGCATCCAAAAACGAAATTTGATGACAATGGTCTATTTAAACTTTCAAAATACAAATTACCATCATGTTGATTTGTTTTTAAATAGTATACTCCTGATATATCATTTGCCCCGTGATCATGACGATGAGCATATTTTTTATTTTTAGTTTTTGTAAACCAAGATTGTGAAATAATATATTGTCTATCTGGATGACAATTTAAATCATTTAAATATAAGTTTACATGTTTATCTAGGATGTTGAGAAAATGTTTACATTCAAACTTGCTAAGACTGTCATCTTTAAATGCATCTCCGCTTAGTTCGTGCGTGTCTACAGCCCAATTAGGATTTTGTGCAAATACAAAGTTATCCATTACGTTGTATAACTCTGTTTGTACGTTTTGAAATTCAACTCCTTCGAGTTGTGTAGTATATATTGGAGTAGGAAACCACGCTTGTGTTGGCATTATACTTCCTCTAAGCTTGGTAGTTGCCCAGTAATTTGTAATGTATAACGGTCTTTAAGACCAATATTAGCAGCAGAATGGTTAGTAAATGCGTCAAACAATACGTATTCTCCTTGCTTATAGTTAACAATAGCTTCATTCTCTATGTCAAAATAATGTCCAGGTTCCCAGTCTTGTAAAACAATTACAGCTCTCCATACTTTAGATTTGTCTACATTAAATATCTTTTGGTAAGTCATAAAATGGTCTGCATGCCGCGGCATAATGTCACCAGTTACCATTTTATAAAATGTAAATCCGCAACTTGTTAATCCAATTTGCTTTGCACATTCCCCAATCCAGTTTGGCATTACTTCTCGATCAACGACCATTGCTCCGGTCATGTGTTCATGAGTGTAACCTTGGCGTTTCCATTCTGTTAGGTCTCTTGGATTAGCAGGGTGCCGGACATATTTTAAATTTGGATAAGTGTCAAACTCTTGAACACCTAGATCTATTTGCCCTCTAAACCACATCTTTATTCCTTTTCATTTGATCTATGCATTGCTTTAGTTAGCCCATATTTTCTTAAGTCTCCAGAAAATAATGTAAGCTCAACGGCTTTTTTTTCGTTTGTTACTATAATTGACCTAGGAGTTATGTAATACGGACAGTCGATAAATTTATCGAGAAATATAATAACTTGGGTAGTAAGTGGAACATCACGCGGATAAGGAATATCATATGTGGCTAGGTCTATTTGATTAACAATATCAAAACCTAAGTCAGTTAATCGTAACCCACTTGCGCCTTTGTTTCTAGTGTTCTTCCACCATAGCGGCATAAATTCTTTAACTGTAACTTCATTTACACTTTTACCTTGTTCTTTTAAGAATAGCTTAGTGTAAGTTTCTTTCCAGTTCATCTACTCATCTTCTATAACTACTTCGCCGTCTGTAAGTTTATATACTGCAAACTCGGCACTGGAAAACATATCGTTTAGTTTTTTAGCTAAGTTATGAGCGTGTCCGGGATTTGAAAATGAAACTTTTTTATATTTTGGACCTGGATAGTTAGTAAGCATATTCGCACTTTTTAAGTTAAACGGTCTATCTTGATAAAATACTGCCCAAATAGCGTCAGCTTCTAATACTTGGTCTGACTTGTAATTATCATTATTAATGTGTTCTAATATTACGGTTGGTTTTGGCCTGCTCATATGCGTATCCTTTTATATTAACTACGCATATATTTATCTCTTTTACGTTAAGTACACACTTATTTCCAACCTACACCACCATCGAGGTTAATTTCTATTTGTTCGTCTGATTGACTACTTTGTGATACTAGTTTTTCTAAGTCGCCTTCTAGCCTACTCATTACAATACCTAGTGTAAACGCTAAGTTTTTTGCAGTTGCTATGTCTAACTTAACTTCTCTAGCTTGGCTAGCTTCTGCACTCTTTACTTGTTGTATAAACAGTTGTAATGGAATTGTGTTTAGTGGTTCAACGGTTTGCAATTGATAACTCCGATCTCATTTCTACGTCAGATTTAAACGGACCTTTAGACTGGTAGCGTTCTAGTGTAACTAGTTTAGGGCAAAAACTTTTAACCCACCCTTTGTCAAAATGGATAATATAATATCCTGCACAGTACAAGCTATTAGATTTTGCTGATTTAGTAAAAAGCGGAAGCTTGCGTTTAACATCGTACATAGTATTATAGGGTGTAACACTAGTAGGATAGTTATGTACAATTTTTTCTGATGATGTTATTGTTTTTGGAACATCATCATCCCAATGGATAGTACCTAGCTTTTTACTAATTTGTTTGGTATCGTCAAAGAAACAAGTTTCGTTATTACAGGAGTACAGGTATCGGTCGTCGTTGTAACTAAGTGTTCCAACCTTTTCTCCTTTGTTTTCTACAATCCAAAATTTGTTTTTTAAAACAGTGTTTGCTGTTATTGTCATACTGGGTACCTCGCTTGTAATGCCGGAGCATAGTAGGAAGCTTGATCTGCAATGCGTTGCATATCCCACTTTGCACAGAACTTCATAAGACGCAAGCCTACTTGATTAATATCTTTAGGTGTCATTGCATCTTCTACTACATCATTAATAATACTTCTAATGTTGCTAGGTTGTGCAGTTAAATCGCACAACACAACATTACGCTGATAGTCTTCTAGTACACGATGTTCAACGCCTTCATGATCAGTCCAACGCTGTAGCATCATGTTATTCCAGTTGTAGCCTTTAGTGTCTTTATCATCGTATGCTTCAAGAAGTCCTACTTTATTCTTAGTGCCTTTTTTACGTACACCCGGATATGCACTAAACACATTGTCACTAGTGTCACCACGCATACACTTTTCAAATAGCATATAGTCAGGTAACGGAGCAGGCTTTATTTCTTTAGTTTTCTTGTCAACAACAGGACCACCTTTGTCTGTATAATAGCCTTCGTGTGTAATAGTTACATTAGCAACACCGTTGTATTGTTTACAGTTAGGAGCAATTAGTTGTGCAAAGTCACCATCTGTGCTAATAATAACATGATTGTCATTAGGATGTGCTTGTACCCAACCTGCAATAAGATCATCTGCTTCTAACTGCTTGTGTTGCATAACAGTACAGTTAGTCTTTTCTGTAACAAAGTTCTTAAACTCATCAAAGATTTCCCAAAACGCTGTATCTTCTTCTGCTTCTTTAACAGTAAGAGCATCACGAGCAACCTGCCTATTCCGCTTGTAAGGCTCGTAATAGTCCTTGCGCCAGCTACGGCCTTCTAAACAAAACACAACATGATCAGCATCAAAGTCTTGCCATGCTTTCTTAATGCTGTTAAGAGTAATGTGTAGTGCCATGCCTACTTTAGTATCAAGGTCACCGCGAACAACATGCCTAGCACGAAAGAAAGTATTAGCAGTGTCAACTAGTACGTATGTACTCATAAGGTCATTCCTTTATTAAATTATAGTTTATTATAACATTTTAATTGCAGTCTGTCAACCTATTAAATATGTCGTCTGTCATAAATGGCAATGATGCGGGTATAGCACATCCATAATACGGAGGTTGAGATATGTATAGATCAAATGCTAAACTTACTCTTGGAGTGTCTTCATTCCACGTTTCAACCCAATGTGCAACCCAGTTTGGAAATATTGTTAATCCGCCTTTGACGTTTGGAAATGAATTAGTCATATCGAAGTGTGAATAAAATGTTTGACTTGATGGGTAACTATCAAGATGCATGTTAGCACTTAAATATGATACTTCAGTAGTTCCATGTCTGTGTATGTTTATACTTTCACCTTTACGTAAGATGTTAAACCAACAAATAATATCTAGAAGCCGATAAGGCTGAGTGTTGTCAGCGTCAACAAATTCTAAATAAGAGTATTGAAGAAATTCAAATAATTCACCAATTTCAGGACATTCATTAACAAACATAGGATCAAAAAGATTATATCGACCATAACGTGTAGTTACAGAGTCAGCACTCAATCCTGTTCCTGCATTATTTATTACATCTAACGTTAGTATATAATCTTCTTTGTCTAGCATATACTGTCTTATAGTGTCAACCTTTTCAGGTTGGTTCCATTGTGTTAATCCGAAGCTAATGTTCCACACGGGTGTATAAGGACTCATTGGATGTAAACTTTGCATTTTTTGTATTTGCATTATGATACTTCAGACTTTCCATCAGCTTTAGGAACAATTTTAATATGTCCCATGTCTCTATCAATGTCTTCACCGTCATCTTCTAGCATCTGTACAACAATGCTTTTAAACCAAGAGTCAACAATAGCTTCTGCACTTTCCCCGGCATATCCTGCATCAAGTAATTCTTCAATAAATTGGTTATTCCAATCTAGTTCAAAGAATCCGTTTTTAATGTTATCAGGATTAACTTGGGTATCAAGTACAGCTACCCAAGCTTTACCTGCTTTAGTAGCTTCGTCTTTTTCTTTATCAAGTACAGCTCTTCTCTGCGCTTCTTGTGTAGGCGCAACTTCTTCTAATATTTGCTTTTTCGTAAATGTTTTGTTTACAAAGTTTGCAAACCAATTTTCTTTCTTTTTATCTTTTTTCACATCAATCTCCTAATTCGGTTAACTAAGTCTTCTTCAATAGGCGCCTTCATGGCCTTTTCGTGTTGTTCGTTTTCATATT